TCGAAAGTAATATGGCTCTTTTACAGGAAGTTAATTCCTTAAAGAGAAATGAGATCCTTCTTGATGTTGCTTCTGATCTAGCAGATACAGAAGTAGAGAAGTTTGCTGAACTTGCGGGAACTGTTGATTACGAGAACGAGGAAGATTTTCGTCAGAAAGTCGATACGATCAAAGAATCATATTTTCCAAAAGAAAAATCAGCAACCAATAATGATACAGCCGAAGTAGATACGACAGAAGATGTGGACGTGTCCGACACAATGGCTGCTTATTTGTCTGCTATCACACGCACTGAAAAGCGCGCCGTGGCAGCACCCAAAGTTTAACACATAATAGGGAGAAAATAACAAATGTTTCAAACGGAACACCTACAGGAAAAGTGGCAGCCAGTACTTGAGCATCCTGAACTCCCAGAGATTAAAGATGCTTACCGTCGGGCCGTTACTACACTAATCCTGGAAAACCAAGAGCGAGCTATGAGAGAAGATGGCGAATTTCTCAAAGAAGCTGCTCCTACAAACGCAACCGGTGCGTCAGTTGCAAATTGGGATCCGATCCTAATTTCGCTAGTCCGTCGTGCCATGCCTTCACTTATCGCTTATGACGTATGTGGCGTTCAGCCAATGACAGGTCCTACAGGACTTATCTTTGCAATGAAAGCTCGTTATACCAATCAAGCTGGTACTGAGGCACTATTCAACGAAGCTGATACTGACTTTTCTGGTGACGGGACTCATGTGGGTTCTGATGTACTAAAAGTTATGTCTAATGCAAACTATCGTGCTGGCACGGCCATGACCACAGCAGCTGCTGAAGCTCTGGGCGATTCCGCCTCAAATGCTTTCGCAGAGATGGCATTCAGTATTGAGAAAGCAACCGTGACTGCAAAGTCCCGTGCTCTCAAAGCTGAATACACGATGGAACTTGCTCAGGACTTGAAAGCCATTCATGGTTTGGACGCAGAAACAGAACTTGCTAATATTCTAAGTTCTGAAATTCTTGCTGAAATCAACCGTGAAGTAGTCCGTACAATCTATGTCAATTCAAAACAGGGTGCAGCTCAGAACACGACTACATCCGGTATCTTTGACCTAGACACAGACTCCAACGGCCGATGGTCAGTTGAGAAATTTAAAGGTCTTATGTTCTCTATCGAGCGTGATGCCAACGTAATTGCACGTGATACTCGTCGTGGTAAAGGTAATATTATCCTTTGCTCCGCTGATGTTGCTTCTGCTCTTTCGATGGCCGGCTTGCTTGATTATACATCTGGTCTTTCTGACAGTCTTACAGTAGACTCCACAGGCAACACATTCGCTGGTACATTGAATGGTCGCTTCAAAGTCTATGTCGATCCGTATACAAATATGGGCGTACCTTATACAGGTTCTGGCGCGAGTGAGTTCCAGTACTATGTTGTTGGTTATAAGGGCTCGTCTCCATATGATGCTGGTTTATTCTATTGCCCGTATGTGCCGTTGCAGATGGTGCGTGCCGTTGGTGAGAATAGCTTCCAGCCGAAGATTGGCTTTAAGACTCGTTATGGTATGCAGGTTAATCCTTTCGCACAAGCCGCCGCTGCTACAGATGGTGCTGGTGCTCGGGACTCCAACGTGTACTACCGTCGCGTTCAGATTGCTAACCTTATGTAAGAGAAGTCTTACTACAAAAAACATTCGCCATAATAATATTATAAAGAATGTGATTTTTGGACCCCAACCTCCACCGCGGTTGGGGTTTTTTTATTATAAAAATGTATAAATTTTCTGATAAACATATTTGTGAAGAATGCCTTTATGAGCATTTTCCTACAAAGGCCGAGCGTATTATCTGGAGGTCTATAACAGAAGTTGATTATTTAGATTCTAAAGTGAAGAAGGTTCAATCTACATTGGCCCGGGCAGACCCTAACCGTAATGATAATGAGCATGAAAGAAAAATTGCTCAACGACAGGCGGATAAGATGATGCAAAAATATGATATGGTGAAAGTGGTATGTGATTGGTGTAATGATAAATAGTAAGAATAAAGGTATCTTTCCGTATGATAAGCTCTACGGGTACCAACAAGGAGAAATAAAATGGCTAGTACAAGTCAAATTTTAAGAAATAAAAAACAAGGTAGTTTTGTCGTAAAGGTTGAAGGTGATGATGCTGCTACAACAAATTTGGATGCATCAGCTCTTACAGGTTTGCCGGCCGACGGAACAGCTACATTACGAAGAGCGATGTGGACTATGGCAAGTGGCGCTATTACAGTAACTTGGGATGGGGCTACAGACGCTGTAGCAGCAAGGTTTTCGGGTAATGGAAATTGGAATCTAACACAGAATCCTCCAGTGATTGCTAATAATGCTACAGATCCTACTGGTGATATAGTGATAGCAAAAACTACAGCTTCTGTCTATTCAATAATTTTAGAATTCGGCACTGGTGCTTATAAGGAAGATGCCGCGGCATAATTAGATGGCTAGAACAGGGGATATAAATCCGTTACAGAGGCAGCCCACAACTTTTGATTTTGCTCAGACTAATCAATTTAAAGTGTATCTGCCTATCTTTCCCACAATGCAATGGTTTGTGGTGCGTGCTAATATTCCTGGTGTTACACTAGGACAAACGGTACAAGCCACACCATTTACTGATTCGCCGGTGACTGGAGATAAACTCCAGTATGATGATTTTAATATGACATTTTTGGTTGATGAAAAGTTAGAGAATCTTATGGAGATTTATGCTTGGATGATGAATATAGGATTCCCTTTTAGTCGTAATCAGTTTAATAGATTGGAAAGGCCGGACAATTTGAACATGGATACAAAATCAGTATATAATTCGTCTGTGGGTAGAAATCTTCCAACAACAGATTCTAATTTATATACTGATATTCTTATGACCATAATGTCCAGCAAGAATAATGCTGTAGCTAATATGGTTATTTACCGAGCTTTTCCTATTAACTTGAGTGGTATGGATTATAGTTCAGCTGAAAGTGATACAACATATGCTGAGTGTACAGTAACATTTGCTTACCAGTGGTACGATATAGAATCTGTATAAATAAAAATAGAAGCAGTGTATGTCCTCAGTATTGGATATAATCTTCTAGACAATATTATTATTAAAGTAGAAGTATATTATAGCTAAATGCATGCAATTAAAGGCGCGAGAGACCTCTGGCTGCTTCGCCTTTTTATATTATGGACTTTGAAGAATTACGAAAGCAAATTGATATTGATTTGAGGATAGATGATACTGAGTTGGATTTAGAAAGTATCAGGACTCCGCAGATACACAACAAGTATTTGCAATTATACACCAAGTATTCCTTACAACTCAAGAAAGCTCGGGACGATTACAATTCTTTGTATCGGACCAAATGGGAGTATTATACAGGCAAAGCTGAGCCTGAGGTGTATAGAGAAAATCCTTTTGACATAAAGGTACTCAAAGCTGATGTGGGAATCTACCTCAACTCTGATTTGGAATTACAACAACAGAGTCAGAGAGTAGAATATGTAAAACAATATGTAGATTATTTGGAAAGAATACTACGAGAGATAACAAATAGAGGATTTCATATAAACAACACCATAAAGTGGAAGCAATTTCTGCATGGTGAGTGATAGTGGAAAAAGTAATACTTGAAAAATTTGATGAAGCATATCTCAGGATTAAATGTGAGCCTGGAGTCAGTAAGGAGTTATCTGACTTCTTTACATTTACCGTGCCGGGAGCGAAATTCATGCCATCCGTCCGACGAAAAATATGGGACGGAAAAATCAGACTATATTCTGCTGGTACTGGTAAAATCTATCTGGGATTATTACCTTATGTATGTAAGTATCTCAAGGAGCAAGGATGTAAAATCTCCTTCAGTGACAACCTTACCCGTCCACCAAAAATTAATAAAGACCTCGCGACAAAGTTTATCAGGTCTTTACAAACGGGTGACCTCAAGGCAAGAGAATATCAAATAGATGCCATACTCAATGTAATAGAGAATGAGCGAGCACTGATATTATCTCCTACTGGTTCAGGTAAATCATTTATCATTTATGCCTTGGTCAGGCACTACATAGACTACCTCATATTCACCAATGGTATCCCAGGCAATAACCGGGTACTGATAGTCGTACCTACAACCAATCTTGTCGAGCAGATGTATACAGATTTTGCTGATTATGGTTGGACTCCAGATAAACATTGTCATAAGCTATATGCAGGTTCAGATAAAGAAACAGAGAAAGAAGTTATCATATCCACGTGGCAATCCATCTACAAACTGGATAAAAAATACTTCAGTCAGTTTGGTGCTGTGATTATTGATGAGGCTCATTTAGCTAAGGCAAAGTCATTGACCGGCATTATGACCAAACTGAACCATTGTAGATATCGTATTGGGCTCACAGGCACATTAGATGGCACAGAGGTTCACAGATTAGTATTAGAGGGTTTGTTTGCGGTACATAAACAAGTCACAACCACCAGCCAGTTGATAGAAGATAAACATTTATCCAATCTAAACATACAATGTCTGGTATTGAAACACCACCAAAGTAAAAGATTTCTTATGCCTTATGAAAAGGAAGTAGCATTTCTAGCTGAAGATGAGTCCAGAAATAAATTCATATCTAAACTGGCATCTACTCAGGAAGGCAACACTCTGGTGCTATGTCGTTTTATCAGACAATTAGAGCTGCTGGAAGAGCTCCTCTCAACCACAGATAGAGAAGTTTATATGGTGTATGGTAAGACACCTGTAGACGACCGAGAGAAGGTGCGTCAATTGGTAGAGTCTGGTGATGACATTATCGTGTTAGCATCTTATGGTGTATTTTCTACTGGTATCAACATCAAAAGACTACATAACATCGTGTTTGGCTCACCTTATCGTAGTCAAATAAAAGTCCTACAGTCAATAGGTAGAGGACTAAGGACTTCAGATGATAAGGAGATTCTAAAAGTGTTTGACTTAGCGGATGATTTAGTGTATAATGGTAGAGATAACTACACAATTAAGCATTTTAGAGAAAGAATAAAAATATATGCTGAACAGGACTTTTCATATGATATTGTCCAGGTAACACTAAAGAGATAAATAAACCGTGGAAGAAATAGCAAATATTGAAACACAAGCAACACCAACACCATACAAAATACTAAAAATGGTGAATGGGGATTCGGTTCTCTGTAAAATACTACAGGAATCTGATAACGCTATTGTAGTAGAATGTCCGATGAATATAGTAAAATCTACTATTACGGATAAGACTCGTCATGTAGTAGAGCATACTGGTTTAGAGCGTTGGATTAATTTTACTAAAGATATCAGTTTTATTATAGATAAAGAAAAGATAATGGCTTTTGGTGATCTAGCACCTGAAATCTTATTGTATTATAAAATGGTATCTTCCAGAGTAAAGGCTGAGATAAAAGAAAATAAAGATGATGACATGGATGAAACACAGTTTCTACAGAAGATGGAAGAAAATGCTAGAAGGGTTCGTGATTTACTTGGAGTTTCTGATGGAGAAATGGAGATGGAAGAGCTGTTTGATGAACTGAATGAGGAAGATGTAGAAGCTAGAATAACACACCAACCTACTAAAAGGATTCTTCATTGAGCGCTATACCTATCTTTGGCTCAAACA